AAACAAGTTCAGGACTCTATTCTTTGTTCATACCTATGGAATGGAACTACGAAGGATACATTGATTCTTATGGATTACCTGTCTTCGATACGCCAACAGAAAAAACTTTTACGCCAGATGGGTATAACATCAAACAGGGTGTAATTAATTATTGGGAAAATGAAGTTGAAGGTTTAAAGAATGACCAAGATACTTTAAATGAATTTTATAGACAATTTCCGCGTACAGAAAAGCACGCTTTTAGAGATGAAACAAAACAATCTTTATTTAATATAACGAAGATTTAAAAAGAACTAATGTTGTAACACGCGGTAATTTTCAATGGCAAAATGGTATAAAAGATAGTAAAGTACAATTTATACCAAATAATAAAGGAAGATTTAATATAAGTTGGATACCTGAAATAAATTTACAAAATCGTGTAATATTAAAACAAGGTATTCGTTATCCAGCAAATGAGCATATTGGTGCTTTTGGCTGTGATAGTTATGATATATCTGGCACAGTTGATAAAATTGGTTCTAACGGCGCATTGCACGGCCTTACTAAATTTAGTATGGAAAATGCTCCTTCTAATATGTTTTTTTTAGAATATATAGCAAGGCCTCAAACCGCAGAAATATTTTTTGAAGATATACTTATGGCATTAGTTTTTTATGGCATGCCGGTTCTTGCAGAAAATAATAAGCCAAGATTATTATATCATTTAAAAAGAAGAGGATATAGAGGTTTTTCAATGAACCGTCCTGATAAAATATATACTAATTTATCAATATCAGAAAAAGAAATAGGAGGTATACCAAATACTTCTTATGATATAAAGCAAGCGCATGCTGCTGCTATAGAATCTTATATTGAAAATTATGTAGGATTAATTAATGAAAATTACGGTAATATGTATTTTCAAAGAACATTAGAAGATTGGGCAAAATTTGATATTAATAATAGAACAAAATTTGATGCATCAATTAGTTCTGGATTAGCTATAATGGCTTGTAATAAAAATTTATATAGACCAAGTCAAATAAGACAAATAAAAAATATAAGTCTTGGTATTAAAAAATATGATAACCGAGGTGTACGATCAAAAATAATTTAAACGAATGATTAATAAAGGCGTTAAAGGTTCTTTTCCTAGTCAAGCAGTAAGTGACGCTGAAAAAATGTCCGCTGAATATGGAGCAAAAGTTGGTAGAGCTATAGAGCATGAATGGTATAGTAATACAACTGCTTCAAATATGTATATGAATTATAGACAAAATTTTCATAATTTACGTTTATATGCAAGAGGAGAACAATCTGTAAGAAAATATAAAGATGAGCTATCGATAAATGGTGATTTAAGTTATTTAAACTTAGATTGGAAACCAGTTCCAATAATACCAAAATTTGTAGATATTGTTGTAAATGGTATGGCAGATAGGTCTTATGATGTAAAAGCATATTCGCAAGACCCTGCGGCTATTAAAGAACGTACGGATTATGTTGAAGCTATATCAACAGATATGAATGCTAAAGAATTAAATGATACTGTATTTAATCAATTAGGTGTAGATATATATAATACAGACCAAGCTAAATTACCTGAAACAAATGAGGAGTTACAGTTGCACATGCAACTAGATTATAAACAAAGCATTGAGATAGCTGAAGAAGAAGCTATAAATAGTATATTTGATAAAAATAAATACGATGAAATAATAAAACGTATAAATTACGATTTAGTCGTAATAGGTATAGGGGCGGCAAAAAGTTCTTTTAATAAAGCTGAAGGAATTAAGATTGAATATGTAGACCCCGCAGATTTAGTTTATTCTTATACTGATTCTCCTAATTTTGAAGATATATATTATGTAGGAGAAGTAAAACAAATATATGTTAACGAACTTAAAAAACAATTTCCTGAGTTAACAGACGAAGAACTTGAAAGCTATAGAGGATATAATAAAAGTAGCTATGATTATAGCAATTATGATTTAAATAATCAAGACGAAAACGCTGTAACAGTTTTATATTTTGAATATAAAACACATATGAATCAAACATATAAAATAAAGAAAACAGCAACAGGTGGTAAAAAAGCTATAGAAAAAGATGATACATTTAATCCACCTAAAAGCGAAGAGTTTGAAAAAGTTAGTAGAGCTATTGAAGTTATATATGAAGGCGTTAAAATAGTTGGTAGTAATAAACTTTTAAAATGGGAGCTAAAGAAAAATATGATGCGCCCTAAATCAGATACTACAAAAGCACAAATGAGCTATGCTATTGTAGCACCAAGAAAATATAGAGGAAAAATAAATTCACTTGTTGAAAGAATAACTGGTTTTGCTGATATGATACAACTTACGCATTTAAAATTACAACAGGTAATGTCGCGTATGGTGCCAGACGGTGTATATGTTGATGCAGATTCACTTGCAGAAATAGATTTAGGCAACGGAACAAACTATAATCCGCAAGAAGCTCTTAATATGTATTTTCAAACAGGTAGCGTAATTGGTAGATCAATGACGCAAGATGGTGATATGAATCGTAATAGATTACCAATAACTGAATTAACTTCTAGTAATGGCCAAGCAAAACTATCATCACTTATAAATACATATCAATATTATTTACAAATGATACGCGATGTAACCGGACTAAATGAAGCAAGAGACGGAAGTGTCCCTGATAAAAATGCTTTAGTTGGTTTACAAAAACTTGCTGCCGCAAATTCAAATACGGCTACAAGACATATATTACAGTCTAGCTTATATATAACTCTTACAATGGCTGAATGTATTTCTATGCGCGTTTCAGATGTAATAGAATATTCACCTACCAGAGAGTCTTTTATTAAAAGCTTAGGTAAATTTAATGTTGCAACTTTAGAAGAAATGGCGAGTTTGCATTTGCATGATTTTGGTATATTTATAGAATTAGCACCTGATGAAGAAGAAAAAACTAGATTAGAAAATAATATACAGGTAGCGTTGCAACAAAAAAGTATTAATTTAGAAGACGCAATAGATATTAGAGAAGTTAGAAATATAAAACTTGCTAATCAATTATTAAAAATACGTAGAACTAAAAAAGAAGCGCTTGATAGAGAAAAGCAAAAAGAAAACATTCAAGCACAAGGACAAGCAAATCAACAATCTGCACAGGCTGCCGCGTTAGCTGAAACACAAAAACAACAAGCTATTGCAGAAACAAAAGCTCAATTAGCACAAGCGCAAGCACAACTTGATTTAGAAAAGCTAGAGCGTGAAGCGGCAATTAAAAAAGAATTAATGCAGTTAGAGTTTAATCTAAACATGAGATTAAAAGAAGCTGACAAAAAACAAGTAAACGAAAAAGATAAGTTTAAAGAAGACCGTAAAGATGAAAGAACTAGAATACAAGCGAGTCAACAAAGTGAACTTATAGAACAAAGAAAAACAGACGCTCCGGCTAAAAATTTTGAATCGGCAGGGTTTGATAATTTAGGTGGTTTTGGACTTGAACAGTTTGATCCACGTTAACACTTATTAATTTTTATATTATTATATTATGACACAAGAAGAAAAAGTTGTAGAAGAATTAGTTGTAGAAACTAAACAAGAAGAAACAACAGAACAAAAAGAAGCAACAAAAAAACAGCCTGCTGATAATCAAAAGGTTAATCGTGATTATGTTGAAAAAAAAGAAGATGGAACTATTAAGTTAGATTTAAATAAACTAAAAACATTTCAAGAAAATGCCATTCAAGAGCAAAGCACAGATGAGGTTCCTGTACGCGACGAATCCGCGTCTAGCGAAAAAATACAGACTGAAAACGTCGAAAAAGAAAATGAAGAAATTACCGGAGAAAGTAAAAAAGAAGAAACGCCCGTAATAGAAGAAATAAAGGATAGTGAAAATAAATTAGAAACAACAAATGAAACAAAAGAAATTGTTGATGCTAAGCCTGTTGAATCTATACCTGAAAAACAAGAAGTATTACCGCAAAAAGAAACGCAACAACTGCCTGAAAATATACAATCAGTAGTTGAATTTATGAAAGAAACAGGCGGTTCATTAGAAGATTATGTAAGATTAAATGCTGATTATTCTAATGTAGATGAAAATACTTTATTAAGAGAATATTATAAATCAACTAAACCGCATCTTAATTATGAAGAAATATCTTTTTTAATGGAAGATGATTTTTCATTTGATGAAGAAGTTGATGAACCGCGA